CTGCTACTATCAGTAACCAGGACGCGACAGAACTCGCAACTACACTATCTCTGGAAAAACTCTACGATGTCTCCTTCATGGTAACAGCAAAGGAAATGGCATTGAGCATTGACGATTTTTCCAGTAATCTTATGAAACCTGCCATGGCAGCCATGGCTCAGCAGATTGATGACTACGTTCTTAGTAAATACATTGAGATCGGTGGTATGGCTGAAATAGCTGCTGCTGGAACGGGTATTAGTACTCTTGCTCATATTGCAGCAATTGTTCAAAGATTGAATGAACAAAAAGCTCCAATGCAAGGACGATCCTTGGTTGTATCCCCATCAGTTATGACTCAGTTATTTGCTGTTAGTGAATTCGCTAAAAGCAATGAAAGGGGTGATAATGGAACAGCTCTCCGGGAAGCTTCCCTTGGACGCTTCATGGGTATGGATGTCTACATGGATCAGAACATCAACACTCATACTACTGGTACTCAAAGAGCAGATCGAACTCTTGCAGTTCATGCTGATAGTACAGCCGTTGCAAAAGGTGCTACTTCCTTTGCTATTGATGGTAGCTCCAGTGGTAGTACAACTATCCTTAAAGGCGATGTTGTTCGTGTCACTCATCCTTCCGGGAAGAATTATGACTATGTCGTAACGGATACTTCTGTAACAGGTCAAAATAGTAAAGCAACTCTTAACATCAGTCCCCCTCTTTATGAGGCCATTGATGAGAATGATGTTGTGGAATTACCTCTTTCTGTAACAACTTCAGATCAGAACATTGCATTCACTGAAAATGCAATTGCCCTTGCCATGGTGCCTCTTGATACACCGATGGGTCCTGGAACTGATTCTTCAGTCGTTTCTCATAATGGTTATTCCATGAGAGCCTCGATTACTTATAACCACGCCAAGAAGATCGATGAGGTCTCACTTGACGTTCTTGTAGGTGCTAAGGTTGTTCAACCAGAGATGGCAGTTAGAATTCCAACTGCTTAATTGACACTGACCCAGCCTTAACGGGCTGGGTCTTTTAAAAAGGAGTGATATGCTTACTGAGATGGTTGATTCTGAGAATCCTTCAAAAATTGTTAAAGTTAGAGACGCGGATATAGAACGCTTCAGGAATGAAGGTTTCATCCTCAAAAGTGAAAAAAAAGTGGAGGAGAAAAAACCTGCGGAGAAACCGACTTTAAAGAAAAATACTAAATATAGCAGATAATGGCTGTATCCACTCTCGTAGCCACTGCGAAGGGAGCATCGTCTAACTCCTTCGTAACTCGAACTGATGCAAATCAGTATTTCGATGACCGTCCTGGAAACTCGACCTGGACTGCTGCGACTGATGATCAGAAGGATCAAGTCTTATTGTTCTCCACCAAGATGTTGGATAAAGTCTACCGTTATAGAGGAGAAAAGACTACTACTACACAATCCCTCGCCTGGCCAAGGCGATATGTTCCTGATCCTGATCCTGATCTTGAATACACGGCTGAAAATCTTCGTCTTCGTGAAATATACATGGATGAGGACGCAATTCCTAATCGGGTTAAATACGCTACTTATGAACAGGCTATAGCCCTTTTAAAAGATGCTTCCCGAGTGGAGGACCCCGGTCTCGCCCAATTTAATAAGCTTAAAATTGAGGGGGTTGTAGAAATGGAAGTCAATTCCAATAAGCTTCCCCGACAGATATCTAGAGCTGCTAAAGAATTCATACAACCCTTCCTTCGATTCGGAGGACATCCAACCCTCATAAGGACATGAGCATCAACGCTGTAGTTGAAAATATTGTTGATAAGGTGTTTGATGGTACACTGGTATCTGGATTGGATATCACGCGTTCTGGGACGTATACAAGGCGAACTGAGTCATCCTTCAATCCTACCACCGGAGGTCGTACTGTAGGTTCAAACGGCACTACGATCACAGTAATAGATAAGGGTAATTCTTTCTATTATGAGGATGGGGTTCAAAAGAAGGCACGAAAATTTCTGTGTAAAGATTTTACAGATATTGATTTTACAGATATTTCGAATGATCGAGTGATTATAGATTCTTTAGAATATAAAGTCGTTTCAGTAAAACCCGTGAGGATGGGCTCGACTGATCTTGCTTATGAGATCCAAGGTGGAGCATTATCATGATAGGAAAAGTCAAAGTAAAACATTCCTTGACTGAAAAATTCTATGGGGGACAGCATAATTTTACTCTCTTCGTGGATGATTTCATGGAGATGACAGAGGATCTATGTACAAAGATGCAACGAACAGTCATACATGATACCTATACGTATATAGTAGGTGAAGTACCAAGTTCAACGGGAGCAACTGAGATAGGTACTCCAGTGGATACGGGTCGTGCTGCTGCAAGTTGGGATCTGACTATAGGTTCACCGAGTAGAACTATGGAACCTGAAAGCCCTCATAAACGGTTTAAGAAGGGTACGAGGTTGAAATACAGGTCAAAAAGTCGTAAAGTAAAGGATGCTAAAAGAATCATCCGATCGGCAAAACTCGATTCTAAGGTGTACATAACCAATAATCTACCTTATGTAGAAAATCTGGAACACGGTTATTCGAAAAAGAATAGGCATTTTGTGGCTAAGGCCATCTCTAGAGTAAAAGCCGAGAATGATCTCAGAAGAATAAAAACTCCTAGCTATGCTAAATAATGTCAACTGTCGAGGGACAACTTTATGATCACTTCAACTCCAATTTACCAGGAGGTCTGACTATAGCATGGATGTCTCAAAATATAAGATTTTCACCTGTTTCGACAACTGAGTATGTATTACCCTTTGTAGAATTAATGACTTCAGTATCCAGAGAAATTCCTCACCAGTCGACGAATTCTATGGTTGCTGAAGACTATATTTTCTCGCTTAATTTGTTGGTGCCTCTTGATTCTGGGACTCAGAGTGCACGTAGTTATGTTGATAGTTTCCGTACCCTGTATCACAAGAAGACTATCAATACGACTAATCATGACTATCATTTTGATGTCATGGTTAGTAGAACTGGATCAACGTCGGACGCTTTTCCAGAACATTTCGAAATTCCTGTGGCAGCGAATTTCAGATTGTATAGAACTTAATATTTCTATTTTAAGGAGTCTCCTATGTCAAATATGCCAACCAATTTTACTCGATATCGTTCTACGGATGTTTATGTTACGGCAGAATCATCCGCCTGGAGTGGTAACGATAGTGGTCCGACGGCCCCTGCTGCTGCGGATTATTTCTTTGTTTCCGAGGTGCCTTCGATGGCACAAGCAGGAAATTACTCGGATTTCTCCGAAGTGGGTTCTGAACTCATTACGGGAAGACGAGTATTGAATTACGTAGAATACACAGCCTTTGATTTGGGCTTCTACGCGAAGCCTGACAATGCTACTGGATCTGGTCCTGCTGAGGATGCTCTCCTTGAGAGTTTCTTTGGGACTAGGAGTACTGCTGGAACAAAAGTAACTTATACTTTTTCCAACACTCTGGCTACTCATTCTATCTGGGCTCTTCAAAAAGGTGCTGTAATTACAGATGCAAGGCAAGTATATGCTGCTGCGGGATCTGTTCCAACTTCACTTGCCATTTCTTTGGCTAAAGATGGTCCTGTGTCATACACGATGGGTTTTCAAGCTCCCCGAATTTTTTATGGAGGAACTTGTGAGCTTGCATCTGCATTGCATGCAGGTTCCACGTTGACGGGAACCATTGATGCTCCGGTAGCTTATAATGGAGCAACTATCAATGCTTCAAACTCGTTATTCGTTAATTTACCCATAGGTATCTATAACGGAACGACTACGATTATCGACGGTAGTGGAGCTGGAGAAGCTGTACTATCCGCTGCTTATGATAATGGTGAATTTACTATATCCACTGGTTCTGATCCAGGTGCTGCTGATGGTCATCTAGTCCAGCCAGTTCTTCCTGCAATGGCATCAACAGTTCCAACGATGGCTGATACTACTACTGCATTTAAAGTCATGGATCAGACTGACGTATCCTTTTATTTCGGAGGTCAAGATCCCGACTCGGCTGAAACTACCTTGATCGCTGATGCTTATAAGATTAACGCAACGGCACTTAGTATGGATTTCGACCGTGGAATTACAACTCCGGCTTTGACTGAAATGTCAGGATCAGCTTTTGCTGATGCTAACTATGTCATGAATGAGCTCGGAATTACTGGAAGTGCGACTATTCTTTGTCGACCTTCTGAGATTCCTAAACTAGAATCAATCCGCCGAGATCCAGTGAAATCGTTTGCTATTCGTATTAAAAGTACGGATGCCAATATAGATTTCTATGCTCCAGCAGCTCACTTTGAGATTCCTTCAATCAGTGAATCAGACGGTGTCTGCCAATTGGAAATGTCCTTTACGGTTGTTAAAGGAACTAACACTTCTGATGCAAACAAATTCAAACTCATCTACTCATAAGAGGATTCATGAGTTCATTTAAAATCTACTTTGGAACAGGTGTAACTCTCACGACTGAGCAAGAAGACGGTAAAGTTTGTTCGATCAAGTGGGAGGGTTCCCAAGCTGATCAAATTATACCTGGGATAGCTGTCGAGCTAGGAATGGATTTTTCTGGTGTAGTCCCAGCCCTAGAAGCATTTGGATGGGAGTTTGAGGAGTCTTCTCCTCCACCTCCACCCGAATCTAAAAAGAAGAAGAAATCCATCTTCTCGAAAGATGAAGAGGAAGAATCTTCTGAATAGGTGACGGCATGGGTCGGCCCAGAGGGTATGCCCCGATCCCTCTGCCGTCTCTCTTTTTTGAGAAAACTTCGGGGCGATTCTCTATCTCGGGGTTTTTATTATGTCATTAGATTTTGAAACGGTAGAAGATAGTTTTCGCATCCCTCACCCGGACGCAATAGGTAATGAGGGTCTGGCTGATGTTTTTTTCATCACTCGACCTCTGACTCGTAGAGAAAATTTAAAGCTCTACAACCGGAATAAAAAGAAGAATGGAGATATGAGCGATGAGTTCATTGACACATTATTCTGTAAGATTCTGACGGGATGGGAAGGTATCACCAAGAGTGGTAAAGACTTGGAATGTACACAGACTGAAAAAGAAGGTATGTGTTCTAAACCAGGTATGGCTGCTCTTATTGATTATATAGTTGAAGAGACACAAAAACTTAGTAAAGATCAATTCGGCATTGACGAAAAAAACTAACTGAGTGGCTCGATATCCTTACGGAGAAGAGCCACTGGTTAGGGGATAGCGACGAACATCAGATCTTCGCTACGGATAAATTTATTCCAGATCAATGTTGTAAATCTGATAAGGGTTTGTGGAAATCATATGGGCAAGATCCCCCCTGTGGGGTGTGTCCAATGAATAATTTTCAGCTAACATACAAAAATCAAGTTGCCTTTGACCGTTGGTCTCAGTTAGACTTTACAGGAAGGAGGTATGGTATGTCAGTGGAACCTCTTAACGAGGCTTCCATAGACGCTAATCTTACTCGATATGGACATAATGAACCACTAGTATACGAAACTCTTCTGCAGATTGAGGCCCGCATGTTCAAAAAGAAGATGGCGGACCAAGAGAAAAAGAAAGAAGCAGAAGAAAAGAAGCGAAAGCACGATGCAGAAATGAAACGTGCTGCTGCAGCTTCTAAAAGACCACCGCCCAGGCGTAGGAGATGAATAGATGGAAGTCCAGAATCTAGCAACATACGGAATTCAGTTCGAGACTGATCAAGCTCGAAAGAATCTTAAGAAGCTGGATAAAGCAATGCGGGATCAGGGTAAGGCCCTGAAAGTCACCCGTTTGCGTGTCGAGAGCATGAATAAACAGCTCGGCAATCTTGGATCTTCTGTTACTAACGCTGCAAGATCCTCCGCCAACCTCTACAAATCCCTTACTCGATTAATCGTTCCTCTCAGAAATACGGGGACGACTCTACATAAAGTAGGAATACGACTAAAATCTGCAAAAAACGCCTGGGATAATCTCTCTACGGGAGTGATGAATTGGGCTCAGCACATGGTAAATGCAGAAAAAAATCTAAAATTATTTATCTTTAAATTAATTGCTATAGTTAAGGTCACGAAAAGTGTCGGTGCGGCTTTTAATCAGTTGAGTAAAACATTAAAGGGAAACCTCATTCCTGCCTTGAAGAGCCTTGTTTTAGGACCTCTTAACTTAATAGTAGGTATATTCACTGGCTTAATTAGTCTTGCTGGAACTTTAGCCAGAGCTTTTGGGACATTGCTCGCTGGTGCTTTCAAAGTAGTTACTAGTACGATCAATGTTTTTGCAAAAGTCTTAAGAGAATCTTTTAATCTTCTTAAATCTCTCATATCCATAGTTGGTAGTGTAGGAAAAAGTATCCTTTCACTGCTTAATCCTTTTGGGTTGATAACCCGAGCAATTCAAAAAATAGCCAGTGTATCTCCTGCTCTGGCTTCTGCTTTTAGTATATTCTTATCAGGACAACTCGCACAGACCATAAGAGATACGGGTGATGCTTTCATCTTCATCTCTAATCGTGTTCGTCTTGTTACTAAGACCATGACCCAACAAGCATTGGCGATGGAGCGAGTTTATAAGATTGCAATACGAACAAGATCTTCGTTCTTTGCAGTTGCTGATCTATTTTCTCGTGTGGGTCTTACCACACAAAAACTCGGGATCAGCATGAGGCAGGTTGCCAAACTCACGGAGGCCGTCGGTAAATCTGCACAGATATCTGGTACTGCAGCTCGAACATATACAGGTGCTCTGATCCAGTTGGGTCAGGCATTTTCCATTGGTGTCTTGCGTGGTGATGAATTCAGATCAGTTCAGGAAGCCTTACCTGCCCTGATGCAACAAGTTGCGGATCGTTTGGGAATCACTCGAGGACAATTACGGGAGCTCGCCTACCAGGGTAAGATAACTTCTCGAGTCCTTGTAGACACAATCCTGGCGAGTGCAAAGAACCTTGATGAGCAATTCAAGAATATAAAACCCACCATAGCAAGTGCCATCGAAGTCGTTCGGACTGCATTCACACGATTAGTGGGTCGAGTCAATGAATCTACTGGTCTATTTGATAAGATTGCCCAGATGATTCTTAATCTTGGTAAATGGCTTGATTCGATTCCTGAACGTAAGATCAAGATGATTACGGAATTTGTCTCGGTCGTTTTTCGGAGATTCAAGGAACTGGGTCAATCTGTATTGAATATTCTTGATGGACTTGCGACTAAAACAGTAACGGCACTTACAAATTTCCTTGGTTTGAAAAAAGGAGTAACCGCAGCCGAAGGCGGATTGAAATCTTATGTTTTCGTCGTAGCGACTATCCTCGAAACAATGATTGCTGTTGTTAAGTACATCCCCACTTTAATAGGACATCTTGGTAAAATTGGGGAGGCTGCAGTAAAAATTGCTCCAGTTATCCATGAGGCTTTTGTTGAAGTGTGGTTGAATCTATTTGGTCTTCACGGGGACACTGGTGTTTTACCCAAATTGATGAAGAATTTTGCTAAATATGTCAAAGCGATCTTTCAGGATATGGTGGGAGGTATGTTCAAGGATCTTTACCTGAAAGCATTTGGTAAAGAGATCCCCATAGATATCGATTTTGTCAAGCGTCCAGGGCGCGTGGGGGACGAACTTAAGCTCATGATCTCCCAGGGTAAGATGATAAACAACATCCATCAAACAGGAATAGATAAACTAAAAGAAAAGAAGAGGATACAGGAGGAAACACTAAGGGAAATTAAAACAAAGATCGGGGAGTTACAAAAGGAAGGTGGGGTGTCGGCCAGGCTTGGCATACTGGGGAAGGAAGACTACAAAAAAGAAACACTTGGAAAAATAG